GGTTTGAAAAATGCACAGATTTGCGTGTAAACCCCCTATTTTGTAGAAAGGAAGTAGAATATGAATGAAAATCTCAAGAGTTAATTTAAAATCAATAAAGAAAACAATTGATACTCTTGAAAATGATAAAAAAGTGTTGTGTATGAGTTTGTTAAATGAAATTATATTTATGAAAACAACATTAGATGATCTAAAAAAACAAATAGATGAAAAAGGAGTAGTAACCAAGATGTGTCAGGGAAAATATGACATTGAAAGAGCTAATCCAGCATTAAATCAATACAATACTTTAATAAAAAATTATTCAAGTTGTATAAAACAATTAAATGAGCTTTTACCAAAAGAAAATGATAATAATGATAACTTTGATGATTTTGTAGAGGAATAGAAAGTGTACATTGAAGAATATGAAAAATGGATTCGAGATAATCCAAAAAAAGTAGGCAAAAAGGTAAAAAAAATCTATGAGAAACTTGTAAAAGAAATAAAGACACCTAGAAAAGTGTCTTTTTATAATTCAATAACAAAAGAACAAGAAACACACACTTATAGATTTGATGAGAAAAGAGCAAGTAAGCCTATAAGATTTACTGAAAATTACTTGAAACAATCTAAAGGAAAATGGAATGGGAAACCATTAAAGTTGGAGTTATTTCAAAAAGCAATGATAGAAGCAGCATATGGATTTGTAGATGAAAATGGAAATAGAAAATATAGAAAAGTCATCTTCTTTGTAGCAAGAAAAAATGGAAAGTCAGTATTAGCTAGTGCATTAGGAACTTATATGTTAGTAGCCGATAAAGAAGGTGGTGCAGAAGTATATTCTGTAGCAACAAAAAAAGACCAATCAAAAATAGTTTGGGAAGAAGCAAAAAAGATGATTAGAAAAAGTCCAGAACTTGCTAAAAGAATTAGATGTTTAGTAGGTGGAATCTATTTTGATAAAAAAGATAGTTACTTTAGAGCATTAGCAGCAGATTCCAATTCATTAGATGGTTTGAATAGCCATTTTGTAATAGCAGATGAAGTTCATGCATGGAAAGATAAGAACTTACTTGATGTAATGTATGACTCTATGAGTGCCAGAGAACAGCCAATGTTATTAGAAACAAGTACAATGGGAACGATTCGACAGAATGTATTTGATATTGAATATGATTATGCTTCAAAAGTAATAGATGGAACAATAGAAGATGAGACATTATTACCAATCATCTATGAACTTGATGAAGAACAAGAATGGACAAATGAAGAAAGCTGGTATAAAGCCAATCCAGCTTTAGGAGTAATCAAATCATTAAAAGATGTAAGAGATAAAGTAGAAAGAGCTAAGAATAATCCAATAGAGTTAGTTAATCTTCTATGCAAAGATTTTAATATAAGGCAAAACTCAATTAATGCATGGTTAAGCTTTGAAGAGTTAAACAATGAAGAAAAGTATAGTGAATGGAAAGATTGCTATTGCATAGGTGGTACAGATTTATCAAGTACAACAGATTTAACTTGTGCAACTTTATTAGGAGTAGTAAAAGGAAAAATAAGAATTAAGCAAATGTACTGGATTCCAACTAACTTTTTAGAGAAGAAAATAACAGAAGATAAAATACCTTATGATAAATGGATTAAATTAGGATTAATGAGATTAAGTGGAGATAGTAAGATAGACTATCACGATGTAACAAAGTGGTATATAGAACAAGTAGAAGAATTCGATTTAAGACCTTTATGGATAGGTTACGATAGTTGGAATGCACAATTCTGGTGTGATGATATGAAAGAATATGGATTCGATATGGTCGAAGTAAGACAAGGATATAAAACAGAATCAGCACCATTAAAACAAATGAAAGCAGATTTAATAGATAAAAAAATAAATTATGATAACAATCCTATTTTAAAGTGGAATCTATCTAACATAGTAGTAAAAACTGATGATAATGAAAACATAATGTTATCAAAAGAAAAAGCAAAACAAAGAATAGATGGAGCTGCTTCTTTAATGGATGCATATGTGATTTATGTAAACAAGCAACAGGAATACTTAAATTATATTAATGAGGAGGTATAAGATGGAAAAAAGAAGTTTATTAGGAAGAATATTTGGTAGTGAAAAAGATTCAACAGCACCATCTACAAGTGAACAAATTGAAATATTAGAAGGAACGAAAGCAGTGTTTACTCCATACAAAGGAGATTTTCACGAAGATCCAGATGTTCTTGCTTGTGTAGATACTATAGCAAGAAATGGAGCAAAAATGCATCCAAGACATATTAGAAACTTTAATGGAAAAATAGAGAATGTTAAAGGTAAACTATACAAAATGTTAGCGAAACAACCAAATGAAATACAAAATGCTTTTAAGTTCTATTATCAAGTTTTAACAGATTTGGAATTATATAACAATTCCATTGTATATGTCCAAAAAGATGAAAACCTAGTAATAACAGGATTATATCCTTTAGAATATACTGAAATTAAATTATATGAATTCAAAGATGAAATATGGATAAAGTTTAAGTTTGGTAGAAACAAAGAAAGATTTATACCATACTCCAGATGTATTCATTTAACAAGATTTGTTGGAAAAGATGGAATCTTTGGAGGTAGTAGTCAACCGATAATTAAAATATTAGACATAAAACATATTTTAGATGAAGGAATTGTCAATGCAATTCAAACAACTCAAAGTATTAGAGGTATTCTTAAATCTAAAAAATCATTGTTAAAGCCAAAAGATGTAAAAGAAATGAGAGACCAATTTGTTAGAGATTTTGTAGATTACCATAAAGGTAATAGGAATAAAACTGGTATTGGTGGATTAGATGCAACAACAGAATTTACTCCTGTTAAGTTAGAACCGCAAACAGCTACCGATGAACAGAGTAAAATGTATAATGAAAAGGTACTTAAATATTTTGGAATTAATGAAAATATTATTGAAAGTAAATATAACGAAGATGAGTGGAATGCATTTTATGAATCTGTATTAGAACCGATAGGATTGCAAATGAGTTTAGAGTTTAGTAATAAAATATTTACACCAACAGAAAAGAACTTTGGAAATGAAATCTTATTTGAATCTAACAGATTACAATATGCTTCTAATAAAACAAAAATAGAATTAGTGAGATATGCATCTAACATATTGACTGTAAATGAACAAAGAGAAGTATTTAATTTAGCGCCAATTGAAGGTGGAGATGTCTTTATGATAGACCAAAACCACACAATTAATGAAGAAGTAGGAGGAAAAGGAAATGAAGGAAATTAGAAAGTTAAATATGCAATTTAGAGCAGAGTCGACAGAAGATGATGTTATGGAAATAAAAGGTTATGCAGTAGTCTTTAATAGTCCTGAAACATATGGATATACAGAAGTTATAGCACCGACAGCTTTAGATGAAACAGATATGAGTGATGTAGTATTAAGATACAATCATAATGACAGTTTTATCGTGTTAGCAAGAACAAGAAATGGTAGTTTGAAATTAAACAAAGATAATACAGGACTTATGATGAATGCAACACTTCAAAATGATATAACTGATCATAAAAACATCTTTAATGCAATAAAGAGTGAATTAATAGATAAACAAAGTTTTGCATTTACTGTTGAAGCTGATGAATATGATTATGATACTGATACAAGAACAATTACAAAAATTGGAAAATTATATGATGTTTCAGTAGTAGACCAACCATTTTATAATGCAACTGATGTATCAGTAGCAAGAAACGAAAATAATGAGTTCTTAACAAGAAGAGCTGAATTAAGAAAAGAACATGAGAAACAAATAGAAGAAGAAAATAAAGCTAAAAAGTTAAGAGAAGCAAAAGACAAATTATTAGAAAAATTAGGTTAATACAATTATGAAAAAGTATCTGGAATAGATACTTTTTTGTTTGCTGGAATGGTGGACTAAATTGTTTTAATAAAGTCTGGAATAGACATAATGGGAGTTATCCCTTAAATATCAAAAAAATATAAGGAGGCAAAAAAATGTCAAGAAAAGAAGAAATTGAAGCAAGAAAACTTGAATTAAGAGATGAAATAGAATCTGCAGAAGATACTGCAAAAGTTGAAGAACTTAATCAAGAAGTAGATGCTTTAGTTGAAGAAGAAAAACAACTAGAAACAACAGAAAAAGAAAATAAAATAGCAAAAGATTTAGAAGAAAAAAAATCAATAGCAAAAGAAATTATAGTAGAGGAGAGAAAAGAAATGAAACAAGAAGAATTAAGAAACTCAAAAGAGTATATTAATGCATTCGCTGAATATGTAAAAGAAGGTTTATCAAAAGACTACACAATGTCTAAAGAAGCTAGAGCATTACTAACAACTAATGCTGATAATGGTGTAGTTGCAGTACCTGATATGGTAGATGATATCGTAAAAACTGCATGGGAAAGAGAAGAAGTTGTATCTTTAGTTAGAAGTATTTCAGTTAAAGGAAATTTCCAAGTTCAATTTGAAGTATCTGCTGATGGAGCAGTAGTACATAATGAGGGAGATGATCCTGTTGATGAAGAAAATCTAGTTTTAGGTATTGTAACTTTAGTACCAAAATCTATTAAAAAATGGATTTCAGTTAGTGATGAAGTATTAGATATGAAAGGCGAAAAGTTCTTAAATTATATTTATGATGAATTAACTTATAGAATTGCAAAGAAATGTGCTGATATTTTAGTTAGTAAGATTGCTGCATTACCACAAACATTAGTTGCTAATGAGGAAGGTGTTTATGATACACCAAGTGCTGCAAAAATCACTGCTGCTCCAGAAGTAGGAACCGTTGCATCTGCTTATGCTAATTTAAGCGATGAAGCTAACGATATTACAATTATCATGAACAAATTAACTCATGCTAATTTTAAAAAAGCAGCTTATGGAAATAAATATGCAGTAGATCCATTTGAAGGATTTAGAGTAAGATACAACAATACCTTACCAGCATATGATACAGCAACTGCTGGACAAGTTTATATGATTGTAGGAGATTTAAATCATGGTTCTTTGATTAACTTCCCAAATGGAGAAGGTATTGCGCTTAAATATGATGACAAGACTTTAATGACTTCTGACTTAGTAAGAATCTTAGGTAGAAGATTTGCAGGTATTGGAATCGTAGCTGATAAATCATTCACATTAGTTGCTAAAGGTGAATAATAAATAGGAGGAATAGACTATGCTAGAAGAAATAAAAAAAATACAGGGTATTAATCATAGTGATTTCGATACAATGATTACCACTTGGATTAATGCTGCAAAATTAGACCTTAAAAGTATTGGCATAGTCGATACTTTAGTAGATACACCTGATGACTTAGTGAAAATAGCAATAATAACTTATGTATTAAGTCAATTAGATGTAGGAAATGCTGAACTATATTCAAACTCATATAATTTACAAAAGGATATATTAAGGCATGTTGGAGAATATAATGGTAATATAGCACCATTTACTCCATCTACCAATACAGAAGATAGTAATGGAATATAGTGAGATTATTTATTTAATCAATGAGGTAATAGGGGAAGATGAAATTGGAAATCAAATCACTTCCTCTTTTACTTCTACAAAAAGTTATGCTAAAAAGCAAAGTGTAAGGACAAATGAGTTCTATAATGCTACAATGAATGGTTTAACTCCAAGTTGTGAATTTGTAGTTAAGAGATTAAATTACAATGGACAAGATGAATTAGAGTGGAATAATGAACGATATTCAATAATCAGGACAATTGATCCAAAGAATAAGTTTGATATTGTATTGGTATGTGCAAAGAAAATAGGTGTTAATTAATGGCATACTCATCAATTATTGATATTAATGAAATACTAGGAGAATACTCAAAAGATTTGGATGATGCTTTATATGAACAAGCAAAAGAAATAGCCAAAGAAGGAGTCCAAGATTTAAAAAGAACATCTCCTGTAAATAAAAAAAATACTCAAAACAGAGGTAGATACAAAAGAGGATGGAGAATGGAAATTGAAAAAGGTTTTGGAACTGTAGAAGCAGTAATACACAATAAAACTGATTATCAATTAACACATCTTTTGGAAAAGCCACACTTAACTAGAAGTGGTGGAATAACAGTACCACAAGTACATATTGCACCTGTAGAAGAAAAGTGTATAAAAGAGTTTGAGGAAAAAATAACAAGAAAGATAGAGGCAGGGTTATGACACATAAACAAGTATTTGATATGTTGAAAACATTAAACATACCAGTAGCATATGACCACTTTGATTCTAATAAGGAAGTTCAACCACCATTTATAGCATATAGAGAAATTGCACCAGAAACATTTAAAGCTGATGGTATAACATACTATAGACCATATGAGTTTGAAATTGAATTAGTTACAGACAAAAAAGATGTTTCACTAGAAGGTCAAGTTGAAACATTATTAACAAATAATAATATTCCATATGACATGGAGAATGAAATATGGGATGAAGATGAAAAAATCTATCATAACTTTTATGAAATATAATAGGAGGTATAAATATGGCAAACAAAGTTAAGTTTGGATTATCGAATGTATATATATCTAAAATCACTTATGGAGCAAATAATGCAATAACTTATGGTACTCCATTTGCATTACCGGGAGCAGTAAATCTTTCACTTGAACCAGCAGGGGAAAGTGCTGATTTTCATGCTGATAATACTGTATATTTTAGAGATTCAACAAATCAAGGATATACAGGAACATTAGAAATCGCATTAATTAATGATTCATTTAGAGAAAATATTTTAGGTCAAGCAAAAGATAACAACGGAGCATTTTTCGAGAATAAAGATGATGTGTTAAGTGAATTCGCTTTAGGATGTCAATTTGAGGGAGATTCAACAGGAACAAGATATTGGTTCTATCAATGTTCTGTATCAAGACCTAATGTAGCATCTCAAACAATTGAAACATCAAAGACTCCAGTTACCGATACATTAAATATAAGTATTTCACCAAGAATACATGATGGAGAAGTAAAAGTATTTATGGAAAAAACTGAAGCCAATAAAACAGCATATGAGGGATTCTTTACAGAAGTATATGAACAACCAGCATCATAAAAAAACTACTCTTTTTGAGTAGTACAAAAGACTACTATTAAGGTAGTCTTTTTTAGTATTCAAAAGGAGGTATAGAATGGCAAATAAGAACATTAAAGGAATCACTATAAAAATTGGAGGCGATACTACAGAATTATCAAAAGCATTAAAAGATGTTAACAGTATTGTAGCCAAATCTAATAGTGAATTAAAGAGTTTAAATCAGGCATTAAAACTAGATCCAAAAAATACTGAATTGCTTTCACAAAAGCAAGAAGTATTAAGAAATAATATTAAAGCCACTACAGAACGATTAAACACATTAAAAGAAGCTCAAAAACAAATGGGTAGTTATAATTCCTTAACAGATGAACAAAAAGAGTCCTATAGGGCATTAACTGTAGAAATAAGCAAGACAGAAACTGCTTTAAAAGGAATGAACAAAGAACTAAAATCTACAAGTGGAATTAATTTAGATGGAATCAAAGATGGATTAAAAAAAGTTGGAGATGTTGCTTTAGATGTATCTAAAAAAATGCTACAAGTAAGTGCTGCAGTAGGTGGAGCATTAGCAGGATTAGTAACAGCAGGAGTTAAATCATATGCAAGTTTAGAACAAAATCTAGGTGGTGTTGAAACTTTATTCAAAGATAGTGCTGATAAAGTTGTAGAAAATGCTAAAAACGCATGGCAAACAGCAGGAGTTAGTGCAAATGAATATATGGCTGGTGTAACTTCATTTAGTGCATCATTATTACAATCATTAGGTGGAGATACAGAAAAAGCAGCAGATATTGCTGATATGGCATTTAGAGATATGAGTGATAATGCCAATAAGTTTGGTACTGATATGTCAAGTATTCAAAATGCTTATCAGGGATTTGCTAAACAAAACTATACTATGCTAGATAACTTAAAACTTGGTTATGGTGGTACTAAAACTGAAATGGAAAGATTACTAGCAGATGCTGAAAAGTTTAGTGGAGTTAAGTATGATATTAAAAACTTAAGTGATGTATATAGTGCAATACATGTAATTCAAGAAGAGTTAGGAGTAACAGGAACAACAGCATTAGAGGCAAAGAAAACAATAAGTGGTTCTGTTAATTCTATGAAAGCAGCATTTGATAACTTCTTAAATGGTAGTGGAAGTCCAAAAGCATTAGCAGAGGCAATAACTAATGTATTAATAAATATAGGTACATCTATACAACAATTATTACCGGGATTAGTTGAAGGATTGGGAACATTAACATCATCATTATTGCCAATTCTTACAGATATGTTATGGGAATTGCTTCCATCTTTTATGGATGCTATAAGTTCTATAATAGATAATATTTTTAATAGTTTAAATGAAGATACAACTGACTCACTAGGCAATACAATTGCAATGCTTATAGAAGAGTTAGTTAACTTTATAACAACAAATTTGCCAAAAGTACTTGAAGTAGCAATAACGATAGTTGAATCATTAGCAAAAGGGTTGATACAATCAGCACCAATGATTATAAAATCTGCTATGGATCTATTATTTAGTTTGATAGATACGATATTAGATAACCTAGATGAAATTGTTGATGTTGCATTAACTTTAATTGAAACACTAGCAATTGGATTGATAGATGCATTACCAAAACTAATTGAAAAAGTACCAATTATCATTACAAGATTAGTTGTAGAATTAACTAAACCAGAAATGTTAGCGAAAATAATAAAAACTGCATTAGTTTTAATAGTAGAACTTGCAAGAGGTTTGATAATAGCTTTACCAGAATTATTAAAAATGCCATTAACAATCATAACAAGTTTAGTATCATCATTTACTGATACTATTAAAAAGACAGATTGGGGTAAACTTGGAAGCGATATTATCAAAGGTATATGCGATGGATTTGGTAGAATTGGAAATTATATAACAAGAAAAGTTAATGATGTTAAAGACCAAGTTGTTAGCAAATTCAAGTCAATCTTTGGTATTCATTCTCCATCAACATTAATGAGAGATACAATTGGATTTAATATTTCTGCAGGTATTGGAGAAGGTATTGAAGAAGGCATTCCACAAGCACTTAAAGATGTAGATGTGGCTATGAAGAAACTTAATAGGGGAATAGAAGCTAGTGTAAATCCTACAATTAATCCAAGTATGACATATGAAAGCAATTATAATTTAATGGCAGCAGCAATGAAAGAAGCATTGCAAGATATGGGTGTTGTACTAGATGGTGATAAACTAGGTAAATTCTGTATTAAAACAGTAGAAGAGGAAGTATATAGTTAGGAGGTAGAATATGAGAGATTATGTAATAATAAATGGAGTTAATTCATTAACAATTAATGGATTGGCAATAAGTAAACTACCACCTATATCAAAGCCATTAATGAGAAATATGAAAGAAGAAATAGATGGTAGAGATGGAGATATAATAACAGAACTAGGATATAGTGCATATGATAAAGCAATGGAAATAGGATTGTATGGAAACTTTGATATTAATGAGGTTATTTCCTTTTTTAATGGAGAAGGAACAATTACTTTTTCAAATGAAGAAGATAAACATTATTATTTTAAAATATTAGAACAAATTGATTATGAGAAATTATTAAAGTTTAAAACAGCAACAATTACTTTCCATTGTCAACCATTTAAGTATCCAAACAATGAACAAATAATAGATGTTGATAGTTTAACAATTGAAGGAACAGGAACAGATATAACATTAAACAATACTAGCTTATATGAACCGATTAATATCGATTTATTAGGAGATACAATTCAAGATGGAACACCTACACCAGAATCACCAATTGAAGTTCAAACGGTAACTGGTAGGCAAGAAATAGAAGTTTGTGGGAAGAATTTGTTAAATACAAACTTAATGAAAAAGTTTACACCGACACAAGTAACTTGGTATTCATTAGATGGTGTAACTGCTTTTTATAATGTTACTAATATTGAAAAAAGCAATATTTATTATAATGTTAAAGCAAACCAAACATATACTTTTAGTGTACATCAATACAATAATATAAATATAAATTTAAGTTCACCAATTCAATTAGTAAGAGGTGATAATGCAGCGGTAGTGTGTAGTTTAACATCATCTTCTTCTTTTGAACCAGTATCTTTCACACCTACTGAGGATTTAAAATTATATCCAAGAATAAGTGTTGAAAGTGCAAATGTAGAAACACAATGTATAGTTCAACTAGAAAAAGGCTCTGTTGCAACTGAATACGAAGAATACAAAGGAAAAAGTTATGAAATAAATTTAGGAAAGAATTTGTTTGATAAAGATAATGTTGTTATTTTAAATGCTAATTTAAGTAATTCTAAAATCAATTCAAATGCAAACGAAAGAGTTGCAATTATAAAATGTGAACCTAACACTACTTATACATTTTCAAAAGTAATACCAAGTAGTTATATAAGAAATACCATAGCAACAACAAGTGCATATCCAACACTTAATATGACAATAGACAATGCAGTTTACTCTGCTACTTCACCAAAAACATATACAACAGGAGCAAATGCACAATATATAGTATGGTTATTTTGGAGTGCAAGTGATACAACTTATACAGAACAACAAAATTTAGATAGTATGCAAGTTGAAAAAGGAAGCCAAGCAACTTCATATGCACCATATAAAACACCAATCGAACTATCTAAAATAGGAGATTATCAAGATTGTATTAGAAAAAGTACGGGTTCTAACTTATTTAATAAGGACGATATAGAAACAGGTGTTTACATAGATGCTAGTGGTAATATAGTTACTGCAAGTGCTACTTGTTATAGTAATTATATTGAAGTACAACCAAATACAACATATTCAATTGTTGGAAGAACTGCTTATAGGTCGCAAGCTTTTTATGACAAAAATAAAAGCTTTATAAAAAGAGATAACAATCAAGAATCATTTACAACAGGAGATACCACTTATTATATAAGAATAAATGGTATTACAAATGAAGTGGGAACATATATGTTAAATAAAGGTAGTAGTCCTTTACCGTACGAACCATATAACTCAAAAGACAAATGGCTTTTACAAAAGGAAATTGGTAAGGTTGTTTTAGATGGTAGTGAAGAATATATATATCAAAATAATACATTTAGAATTAATATAAGTGATTTAACCACAATAGGAGATAGTAAGATAAGAGAAATTTCAAATTATTATCAAGCAATTCCTTATAGTGCTTCTTGGGGTAATTATGATTATTTTGTATCTAATACTAATGGTTCTCCAGCTAAAATTGTTATAAAAAATAAAGATATTACAAGTACAAGCGATTTTAAGACTTGGCTATCAACACACAATACAGAAGTTTACTATGTACTAGCAACACCAACAACAACAGAGATAACAGATACAGAATTATTAGCACAATTAATTTTATTAAGTAACGCTACAACATATGATGAAACAACAAATATATTATCAATAGGAGATTTACCATCTATATTAAATGTAAGTGCTACTTCTATTCCTACAACTACAATTACTAATATTGGAAATATCTATGCTAAGCCACTTTTAACAATAAAAGGTAGTGGAGATATATCTGTTTACTTAAATGGAATACAATTACTACAAATAGCATTAGGAGATAGAGAAGAAATAACAATAGATATATCTAAAATGGAAGCATATGATGAAGAAACCAAAGTATTATTAAACAGATTAGTAATAGGAGATTATTCTAAATTTCTAATCAATAGTGGAGTTAATGAATTATTGATAACAGGAGATGTATCAAACTTTACTATGAGTAATTATACGAGGTGGTTATAATGATTAGAGTATTTGGAGCAACAGACAAAGTCTACTCATCAAATGGAGATATAGTATTACAATCCACAAAAGCAGTAATACATAAAGAGGATAATGGAGCTTTCTACTTAAATGTAGAAGCTCCTTTATCTTATGTTGATTATTTAGTACCTAATAACATCATAGTTGCTAATACACCACAAGGAAATCAAGCATTTAGAATATCTAATGTAGAAAAGACAAGATTTAAAATAAAAATAAAGGCAAATCATGTCTTTTATGATAGCAAAAACTATTTAATTCAAGATAGTTATGTAGTAGAAAAGAATTGCAATGATGCATTAGACCATCTAAACAATGCTACAGACAATGTCAGTCCTTATACTACACTTTCTAATATCAACAGAATAGCAAGTTATAGATGTGTAAGAAAAAGTCTATATGAGGCAATACAAGTGCTATTAGAGAGATATGGTGGACATTTAGTAAGAGATAATTGGAATATTAGAATTATGGATTCTATAGGACAAGATAATGGTGTAGTAATAAGATATGGTAAAAACTTGAAAAACATATCTGCAAAGTATAATTGGGATGATGTTGCTACTAAAATATTACCTGTAGGAAAAGATGGAATCTTATTAAATGAACTTGATCCAAATGCAAGTGTATATTTAACAAGTGGAGTACAATATGATATCCCATATACAAAAACAATATCTTTTAATCAAGACATAAATGAGGATGATTATAAAACTGATGGTGTATTGGATGAAGAAGCATATAAACAAGCATTAATCAACGATTTACAGCAACAAGGACAGAATTATGTAATAGAGCATTCTGTACCAAAAGTAAATTATATTTTATCTGCTAATGTGGAAAAAGTTAGTGATATAGGAGATACAATCGAGGTAATAGATGAAAAATTAGATATTAACATAATGACTAATATTATCAAATATGATTATGATTGTATATTAGAAAAATATATTAATTTAGAGTTTGGAAACTTTACACAAAAACTTTCAAACTTAATTAGTGATATTACAAGCCAAACAACAAAAGAATTGGAAGAAACTACTTCAACATTACAAATCACATTTGGACAAGAATTGAATGAAGCGACTAGTAAGATATGGAATGCTTTAGGTAATTCAAATGTATTATATGAAGGAGACAAATTACTAATAGTTGATAGATTACCAAAAGAAACTGCTAGAAATGTTATTATGATAAACAACGGAGGTATAGCATTTGGACAAAATGGAATCACAGGAACATTTAGTAGTGCATGGACAATTGATAATGTATTAAACATGGAAAACATAAATGTTATTAATTTAACTGCAGATTTAATTAAAGGTGGAACATTTAAACTAGGTAGTAATCTAAACCAAAATGGACAATTAGAAGTATATGATGAATCTAATACATTGATAGCAGAATTAAACAAGAATGGATTAAAAATGTATGGTGTAGATGGTTCTTATGTATTAATGAACAATACTGTAGGTTTTAGTGGATATGATAGAAAAAATAATCCAATTTATTGGGTAAATAAAGATGAGTTTCATATGAAAAAATCAGTTACAGAAGAAGAAATAACTTTGTGTAATAAAGTTAGATTCATTCCTATGGAAATATATGATGGAAACAACAATCTAATTAATGATGGAATTGGATTAGTTTCTGTATTAGGTGGTGGTAGTTAATGTCTATAGGATATGATTGGGTAAATGTAGCAAGTAGGCAAATAGTAAGAAGTGAAAGAAATGTAATTGTTTCTTTTTTTATTGATGTAAAATTATCATCGCAAGATACAGTAAATAACTATTCTGTAGTAGATACTAGATTAAGGTCTACAACTCAAAATGGTTATATATCTGGAACAGGATACAAATTCACACTTACCGGAAGTGGTGGTAGAGAAGGTAGTGAGGTTTGGACTTTTGATAATGAAATAATATTAACAGGACAAACAACTATTTACCATAATGATGATGGTACAAAGGTAGGAACTGCAGCAGCATATTGTTTTAATAGTTATTGGGGAATAAGTGAAAACTTTAGTGGTACTTTTGAATTGCCTACTATAGCAAGAGCTAGTCAACCAACAGTTTCTCCTACAACATTTAATATTGGAGATACGATAACTATTAATACAAATAGAAAAAGTAATCTATTCACACATACATTATCACTAACATTTGGTTCTTATACATATCAAATAGGAACTGGAGTAGGAGATAGTATCACATTAGATACTTCTACAATAGCAAATGAACTATTTCAACAAACTCCAAATGATACCCAAAAAAGTGGCACAATAACATGTGTTACTTATAATGGTTCTACTTCAATAGGAACAAAAACAACTTCTTTTATTGCAGTAGTAACTAATTCTAATCCAACTTTTACTCCAGAATATCAAGATATAAATCCTACTACTATAGCGATAACAGATAATAATCAATACATAATTAGAAATAGATCTAATTTACAAGTATCAATAACAAATGCTAGTGCTAAAAACTATGCAACTCTTTCAAGATTATATGTAAATGTAAATGGAATAGTATATGAAGGAGAAATAAGAGGTACAGGAGGAGTTATCGATGTAGGAACAATTGATATATCATCTAATATAAATGCAACAGTAGGAGTAGAAGATAGTAGAGGTTTTTATAAAGAAATTGAATTACCAATTACAATACTAGATTGGGTTTTACCATCTGCAATTATAAATATTCAAAGAGTAAATAACTACTATACAGAAACTGATATTAATGTTGATGTAAGTTATTCTAGTTTAAATGGATTGAATACTATATCTATTAAAGCAAGATATAAGAAAACAACAGAAGAAAGTTATGGTTCATATGTAACATTAACTGATGGAGTAACATCTCAATTAACATTAGATAATTTGTATTCTTGGAATGTACAAGTATTATTGGAAGATAGAATAGGTTCTACTACTTATAATTTATTTGTTGATAAAGGCTTGCCTATTATATTCTTTGATAGATTAAACAATTCTGTTGGAGTAGAGTGTTTTCCAACAAAAACAAATAGTTTAGAAGTTAGTGGAGTAGATGTAGGAAATAAATATTTTACAAATGAAGTTGTAATAGGTAATTGGTTGGGTAAACCAATATATAGAAAAGTTGTACCTATTACAGAATTACCGGGTGGTTCTACACCAACTGTTACAGTTGCACATGGAATAGATAGTTTAGAATATGCTATTACATTAAGAGGATTCTATTTGAATGGAACAACCACATTACTATTACCATTTATGAGTGATTTTGATGTTGCTGCACAAATAACATTAAGTATAAACTCTTCAAATGTCATATTAGTAGGTGGATTAAACTATCAATCTTCAATAACAGGATATATTATTATTGAGTACACAAAAACAACAGATTAAAAGAGCTAGGAGAAATCCTAGCTCTTTTTTGTACCATTTTTAATGATATTTTTAGACCACATTTAAACCACAATATATAGAAAAATCATAATTCTTAAATATGTATTTACCTAAGGAAAATATTGATATTTAAAGAAAAAATAGTGATAACTAAAAATTAAAATCATTCCGCTATGCTCCACCATATAGTTAATAAATCGTTGATATACAACGATTTTTTTTATTGTCTTTTTAAGTAAACCACATGATAGACCACAAAAATAGACTAAATTATAAAGTATCAATCATCTTCGATACCTCTAAAAGTTCATTTTTATAAAGATGTGTATATGTATCAAGTGTAACAGAAATCTTACTGTGTCCAAGATATTTACTTACTAAAACTATACTAGCACCATTATTAATTAAAAAACTTGCACAGGAATGCCTAAAATCATGTATTCTTATTTGTTTTACACTTGCGAGTTTACAATACTTATTTTTTTTAACTTGTATAGTTGTTTCCCGAAATGGTAATTCATTTCCAAATACAAACCAACTATCATTATAATACTTTTTTGTTTTTGCCTCTTTTTTTAGCCTCTCAAGCGAGTTTATAAGTTTTAGAGGAATTTGTAGTGTTCTATTCGAATTAGCAGTCTTTGGGCTTGAAATCGTATATAATTGTCCTTTTAACTTAGTAGTTAAAGTTTTATTAATACTAACTTCTTTTTTTGTAAAAGAAATGTCATTCCAAGTAAGAGCTGTTGCTTCTCCTTGTCGTAACCCTAAATAGTATAACACTTCAAAGAAAGTTTTATAGTTAAAGTCATCAATAACACTAATAAACTTTTTAAACTCATCATAAGTAAAAAAATCCATTTCTTTTTTTATTCTATTGATACTTTTAAAATTATCTATAAAATTAAGTATATTTTCATTGGTGTTGTAATATTTGTTAGAATATTTTATTAATCTCCTCAACAAGCCAATAATCTTGTTATTATATTCAATAGAGTAATTTTTAGATTCAATATATAATACAAATTGTTTATGTTGAGTCAAATTGTAATTATTAATTTTTACATTTCCTATTGGAGAGAATAATTTATATAAGTTTACTATTTTATTTAGTGATTGCAGTTTCATATCTTTACTACGATATTCAATATATTCGTTAAATATTTGGTCAAAAGTAACATTTGAACTGTTTACTTTGTTTTCTGCAACCTTAATTCTAAATCTCGCTTCCTCATCAGTAGCTTCCTTTTTAGTATCATAACCTTTGGATGTATATTGTTTAGTACTACCAAAAACATCAGTATATCTTAATGTAAAACAATACTTAACTCCACTTTTTAATTTCTTTTTCTTAATAGACATAACTAAACCCCCTTAATTGTTTATTTATCTATTTCTTCAATTTTATTTTGAATTAACTTTATATATGTGTCTATGTTATTATCACTATACAATGAACTCCATAATACTTCTTTTTTATTTGATTGAATCGAAAATAATGGATCATCAATATATTTCTTTTTATCATTAGAAGTTAATAATAATTTAATTATTTTTGTTTTAGAATTATCATACATTCTAGCAAGATTAAAACCTTTATAGCATAAAGTAGTATAACTATCGGAATTTTTTTGAATAATTAAATCTTTATTATTTAATTTACTAATAATATTATTTAGGACTTGTTGTTCTTTTATATTGTTTTTTCTTACTTTTAAATATTTTATAAACTCAACCTTACCAAAACCAATAATGTTTGCTTTAGTTCTTGCTTCTTCTCCAGTTACTAATCCATTGCAAAAAGGACATGTCTCAATATTTTTATCAATAATGTTATCACATTCAGAACATCTATAAACATATGTAGCCATAATTAATCATCTCTTCTCATATATTTAATAGTAATTTCATCTAATAAATCATCTGGTTCAATGTTATATATCTTGCATAAATCAATAAATATATTTCTTCTAATTTTTGTTTCTCCATTTTCATAATGGAATAAAGTCTGTCTTGAAACCTTGTTTTTTAGCTTTCTTGACAATTCTAATAAAGACCAACCCTTTTCAATTCTTTTTTCCTTTAAAACCTTACCAATAATAATATTGAAATCAGTATCAACTAATTTATCATCATATACCATAGCATCACTCCTGTTTACATTATATCACAGATTTAAAAAAAAATATTTAAAAATAGTTAAAAATATTCTTGACTACTAAAATTATATGTGATAAATTAGTTGTAGTTAAGGATATACTTAACTAGAAAGGATGGTAACATGTTAGTCAAATTAAAAGGTAAAAGAGTAGAAAAAGGTATGACACAAGCTGATATTGCTAGAAAAATGAATATGGCTACATCTACTTATAATTTTAAAGAGAATGGCAGAGTAGAGTTTACAATGACAGAATGTATAGAGTTAATGAAAATTCTGGAATGTACTTTTGAAGATATTTTTTTGTAACGATAGTTAAGAATATACTTGACTAACAAAATAGAAATATGAAAAATTATAAAAAAAGAGAAACCCAGTCGAAAAGATTTCTCAACTAAATTATATCAAAAAAGGAGGAAAAAAACAAATGGAAGGTAAAACCAAAAAAAAGAGAAAGTTAAAACTTAATTTATTTCATGTATTAATGTTTTTAAGTGCATGTTTAGGTGTTTATATATTGATTCACGATTTTATAGTATGGGCAATTATACCGTTATTTACAGGAAAAGTTGTAATATTAACTTATTTTGGAATGTTTGTTGACTTAAGTGCAATGGCTATCATTGAATTAACTATTCAATGTATAAAGGAGTCATAGTATGAATGAAAAACCAAATTATTATGCAGTTATTCCTGCAAATGTCAGATATGACAAAAATCTAAAAGCAAATGAAAAAATACTTTATGGAGAAATATCATCTTTATTGGATAAAAATGGTACTTGTTATGCCAGCAATAATTATTTTGCTAGGTTATATAAAGTAGATCCTAGTGCCATAAGTAAATGGATTAGTAATTTAGAAAAAAATAATTATTTAGAGATTAGTTATATTAGGGCTGGTAAAGAGATAAAACAAAGAAATATAAAAATCATAGGTATTGACAAATATCAAGAGGGGTATTGCCAAAAGAGCAAAGAGAATAAAGAAGAAGAAGAAAAAGAAATATATAAAGAAAAGAATATTTTTGAATTAGTAGAAAATAATTTAGGTAGAATTCTTAGTCCTATAGAAATAGAAACTATTAATACATGGGATTATGAATATGAAATTATAGAATTAGCAATTAAAGAAGCTATATTACATAATGCTAAAACAATTAAGTATATAGATAGAATTATTTTTAACTGGAAACAAAATAAAGTTGAAACAATAGAAGATGCTAAAAAATACTTAGAAGAGTTTAGTAATAAAACAAAGACTAGAAAAAAAGAAGAAAAACCAATTGTTAATTACTATAAGGACTTAGATGAATAATATTGAAGATGTTATTCTAGGTCATTTATTACTAAAGCCAGAACTTTTTAAAAGAACAGTAATATCAGGTAAACATTTTTTAAACGAAAGAAACAGATTCATATTTAGGTTGTTAAAAAAGCAATTTGATGAAAATCAAACAATAAATATTATAGGATTAGCTGAAAACTATAAGAACGAGTTTAATAATAAAAATCCAATGAATGAAGTTATTCAAAAATTAACAGAATTATTAAACGAAACCTTTTTACAAGCTAATGATTATGATTATTTTCAAGAAGTATTATTTAACAAATACATA